ACTACAGCCCCTATAGCTGCTTATATAGAGTCTGCTCAGTTTGATCTTGATGATGGGCACCAGTTTATGTTTATTTGGCGGTTAATGCCTGATATTACCTTTGACGGGTCTACGGTAAGTTCTCCTGCTGCTACTATATCTTTGTTACCGTTAGCTAACTCTGGTTCAGGATATAACGACCCGTTGTCTGAAGGGGGATCAAACAGTGCTGCTATTACTAGAACAGCTACAACACCTGTAGAGAAGTATACAGGAGAGGTATATACCCGCGTACGGGGTAGACAAATGGCTATGAAAATAGAATCTAGTGCTGAAGGTGTTACTTGGCAGTTAGGTTCTCCACGAATTGATATGCGACCTGATGGTAGACGATAATGGCTGTAGACAGAACTAAATATGATGTGCCTTTCCGTGCGCCCGCGTTGCCATACCCTCCAAAAGAGTATATTGCGCAGGACTTTGAAGAGTTTAACAAAATACTACGTATCTATTTTAACCAGATAGACAATGCTCTACGCAACGGCTCGCTTAATAGGCAAGCTGAAGCTATTACTTGGTTTATGAGCTAATGGCTAATACTTACATAAATGCAAAAGTAGATTTAACTACTACTGATGTAACTACGTTGTACACTGCGGCTACTTACACCACAGGTATAGTTAAGTCTATATTAGTATCGGAAGACACGGGCAATGCAGATACACTTACTGCTACTATAACTAACGGTAGTACGGTATACAGTCTATTTAAAACAAAAGCTATTGGCGCTAACGGCACCGTAGAACTACTGACTGCCCCCCTAGTAATACAACCTACTGAGATATTAAAAGTCACTGCGGCTACTGCTAACAGATTGCATGTTGTAGCTAGTATTTTAGAGGTTACCTAAGATGGGACGACGTGACGAAGGTAGAAGAGGTGAACCCGTTGGTACAAAAGACCCTGTTTTAGATCCCTCTACAGGAACTACTTACGTAGCTGGCACTTATGTTGACCCTGATGGAGATGGGCAGTATCAGTTAGTTGGTGCCGACGGAGAAACATTAGGGACAGATAAGTTCTGGGATCAGGGTAAAACTCCTGTTCTTAAAGGGCAAACAAAAGCACCTTGGGATGATACAAAGGACGACGATGATGACGATAAGGGTGGGGCAGAAGTTGCTGATCCTAATCTTGATCCTACAGGTACTACAGGTACACCTACACCTACTACAACCGATGCTTCGTTTTACGACGATTTTAACCTAGCTAGTTGGTACGCAAGGATATTAAAAGCGGACGACTACCAATCTAAAATTGATGCCTTAAAACAACAAGCTTTTAACAACTTTGATCCTAATCGTGGAGAACTAGCGGGGACAAATTTTGAAGGTTGGGCTATTGATCAACTACTAGGTATGCCTTTTGTAAATCATGTTAGAGAGTCTGGAATTGGATTTAGTTCCGCACTTGCAAGTCCTTTTGAAGTAGATTACCCCTACGGGTACGACAATCAAAACCTATACATGAAGCTACCGGAAACGGGTGGCAATAATAGCATGATTCAAGGGTTTTCTGATGCAGAGCGAGAGCAATATCAAGACTTAATGGATCGTGGTAGGTTTATAGATACTAGCGACGGCAATGGAGGGCCGGGCGAATATACAATGATGTGGATAGAAGATCCCCCAGAGCTTAGTAATTGGGAAAACTTTTTATCTAACCCATTAGTAAACATAGCTGCGGCTATAATTCCCGGCGGCGCACAAGTTATAGCAACGTTAAAAGCCGTGTCAGGGTTTACTATGCACGCTAGTGACTGGTTTGCCTTCGCGGGCGGGTATGAGGTCGTAGGTCAAAAATTTGGTGAGTTTTCTGCTAGTATAGGTGAAGCGGCTAGCGCCGCCGTAGGAGGCAGTGAGTTTATAGCTAAAGCTGTTACTGCGGGCACTCAAAGTGCAATTGCTGCAATAATAACAGACCAAGATCCTCTAGAAGCGTTCTTAACAGGAGGAATGCAAGTAGCAGTTGGTACGATACTAGGTAAGATTAACGAGCTAACTGGTGGGGCACTAGACAACTTAGAAGAAATAGGCGTATTTACTGACGACACTAGAGAATACGATGCTAGTGGTAAATTATTATCGGGGTCAGCACCTCAATCTATAGGTAAAATAGCAAGAAGTTTAGTACAAGAAGCAATAGCGTCTCAACTAGCTACGGGAGATATTAACGAAGCTCGTATGGCCCAGATAGTCTCGTCTGCGGTAATAACCACTGAAACTCTTGAAGGGTTTGTAGGGGAAAGGCTACCTGCTGGTGGCATACAAATGATTGCTACCTCTCTCCAAAGCTCGTTAAATGCGGCTATGCTAGGAGGAGATGTTTCTGATGCATTCTTAAAGACTTTAGCAAGTCAACTTGAACGTACTATTAGGCAGTCGTTACAGAACGGTACTTTTGAAGAAGATTTTAAAGATTTCTGGGATAGAGCAAGTGGAAAATACACTACGCTAACTGAACAAGCTATATTAGCAGATGAAGCAGCAGTAGCTCGCGCAGAAGCAGCTAAAGAAGTAAACGAAGTAAACCAATTAATATCCGATGGAGCTGACGAACTAACCGCCCTAGCTAAAACAACTAATGATGCGTGGGATGCAATGGACGGTGGTTATGGAGCGGGTGCAACCATAGAAGAAATGGATGCATATGAAACCGCATTAGCCGCGTACGACGCCGCAGAAGCTACCTTTACAGATAAACTAAACAACGATTACATTCCTAGGATTGATGCAGGAACTGACGTATACAACGATGCTACTGCGGCGTATGAAGCCGCCGCTACCCTATACCAAGAAACATATGATGATATATCAGGTGGAGATGATGACTTTGAATCTGGATTTGCCGAAGCATTAGCAAGTATTAACGAAGCTACAGTAAACAATCTAAGTCCTGATTTTGATGCTGCATGGTACGCACAGAAAAATGGATTAGAAACTCCAGAAGAAGCGTACCAACATTATCTAAGTCAAGGGTTGGTAAACAACGCAATAACAAATCAACAGCAATACTATAACGACGTGCAGTGGCAATTATTAGGTAAGGCTTACTCGGCTGCTAATATAGACTATACAAAACTTACTCCCGCCCAAGCAAAAGCAGTAAATGCCGCGTTTGTTAGACAGTTTGGGGACATGTCTATTACAGAAATAGACCCTAATGACGTAACTAGCGCGGTAAACGCGGCACTTATAGCTAATACAATAGGTGAATTAACAGTAACGGAAGAAACTAATGCTAACTTAGAAGCCGCAGGATTACCTACACAAGAAGTAGGATCTACACTTGATGTTACAACTGCATCATCTCTTGCAGCATACGAAATAAATCAACAAGACTCTACTTCCCCAACTAATGCTTACATAAATGGCGCAAGAGCAATACCTAACCCTAATACGGGGTTGTTAGAATGGGATAACTATAGTCTTAAATCACAATGGTCATGGTCTGACGGCAAGTTAGTGCAAAGCATACCGTCCAGTGACGGAACTGGATATGAGCAGTATGATTCTGCGGGAAACTTTTTAACTTACGTCATTAACGTTACTAGTGGTAACGACATAAATTGGTTAAAAGACAACCACCCTGAAAAATATTTAGAAGCTATTGCTCAGATGGACGCTGAAACCGCCGCAGACCAAAACGTAGATAGTTGGTGGTACGAGCAAGCTAAAGCCGCTTTCGCAGCTAGAGAAGAAACGGGCGGCGATGGTATGGTTTTCTTGTCTAATCTTTGGGCAGGGACTGCTTCAGTACTACAAGACATACAGTCGGTAGTAGCCGCGTTAGGTATTGATCCTACATCAACTCCTTTCTATAAAGGTTTAGATGACATAATTAATCTAGCTGAAAGCAAACTTCCTGAAGAGACTCGTGAAAACACCGAAGCAATATGGAGAAAAATAAGCGCAGGTGAAGGAGTTGCTGGAACCGCAGAAGCTATATATGGCGCGTTTAAAGACCACCCTAGTGAATTCCTAACTCAAATTATTGGGTTAGAAGGCGTACAAGAGTTAGTTCCATTACTAGCAAGTATGGCAACTACCGGAGGAATAGGGGCTGTAGGACGTTTTGCAGGGTATGGGCTAAAAGCTACTACGTTAATGGCGCAAAGAGCTGGTATAGGCGTTGGTATAGCTACTGACATAGCCGAAAGTTTTGGAGGTACGTTTAATGGTGCTTATGAGGAAGCATTTGCTGTAGCCAAACAATCAGGTATGACCGATGCAGAAGCAGATAAATATGCAATAGACACGGCAAATACAGCCGCTGTTGCCGCTGCAACTTTTACTTTAATATCTATGGGAGTTGGTGGCAATGCCCTAGAAAACATGTTTATAAAAGGAGGAGGCGTAGGTAAGTTACAAGTTTTATTTGGAGAGATAGCTCAACGTATGGCTAATGGAGCTACAGTATTTGTAAAAGAAGGTTTTTCCGAAGCTATGGAAGAAGGCGCTAGTGCTGTAGTCCTAGAGTCTATATTGTACCAAATAGATCCTACTAGAGACGTGTCAGGTAATATAGCGTTAAACGCGTTTATGGGAGGTATTATAGGTGGCCCAATAGCCGGAGTGACGGGAGTATTTGCAAGTACTGGTAATCCCGTAGTTGATTTTCTGGTAGCTTACAATCCACAAGTACAACAAATAATGGAAGGGGCCGCTGACCTTAGCCAAGAAGAATTAGAATCTTCTTTAAATGAAGTTTTAGGAGATTCATTTCTTGTAGCAGACTTACTAGATCAATACTACGACGACCAGTACACAAGTTCTGTAGAAGCTACAACAGCTATTGATGCTTACGGTTTGCCACTTAATACCACAGATGTAGAGGCTCTCATGGGAGATACATCTGATGCTGATCTAGACGCACAAATAGCCACTTACTGGGCGTTAACTTATGGTAATGAGAACGATACTGATGGGGACGGCATACCTAACAACCAAGACAACGATGCTAATAACCCTAATATTAGTGGGATAAACTACGACGCCGAAACTGGAGATGTAACGTACACTAACGAAGACGGAAACATAGTAGTTGTTAGTCCAGATGGTACTACTTCTGTATTTAATCCTGACGGTACTCCTGTTGTTGATCCTGTTGATCCTGTTGATCCTGTTGATCCTGTTGATCCTGTTGAAACTACTTACACACCTTTCACTTTAATTCCTCACCCAGATGTAGACGGTAAGTACACATTAGTTGCAGGTGATGGAGAAACTTTAGGTGGTACTTACAACGCAGATGGAACAGCGTTTAAAAACCAAAGAGCACCTTGGGATGATAGCGGCACTGTTGCTCCTTATAACCCTTTAGACAATTCTGATCCTGATCCTGATACTGATACTACCTATACTCCGGGAACTTACGTTGATACTAACGGAGATGGAATATTTGAATTAGTTGGTGAAGATGGAGAAACTACATCTGGAGAGTACAACGAAGATGGTACTCCCTATACTCCTGATACTAGTACTACCTATACTCCGGGAACTTACGTTGATACTAACGGAGATGGAATATTTGAATTAGTTGGTGAAGATGGAGAAACTACATCTGGAGAGTACAACGAAGATGGTACTCCCTATACTCCTGATACTGATACTGATACTGATACTACCTATACTCCGGGAACTTACGTTGATACTAACGGAGATGGAATATTTGAATTAGTTGGTGAAGATGGAGAAACTACATCTGGAGAGTACAACGAAGATGGTACTCCTGTTGACACGGACGGGGATGGCATACCTGATATATATGATCCTGACCCTAATATAGATAATACTACTGATACAGACAGTGATGGTGTACCTGACTACCTAGATGATTACCCTAACGATCCAGATAACATACCACCAGACTTACCTGACCGTGATGGTGATGGTATACCTGATGACTACGATGATAATCCTGATGTAGATAATACTACTGATGGTGATGATGATGGTATACCTGATTATTTAGACGATTACCCTGAAGATCCAGATAACGTAGACCCCGCTACTCTTGTAGATACGGATGAGGATGGTATACCTGATATAGACGACCTATATCCTAACGATCCAGATAATATAAACCCTAATGAGGTTGATAGGGATGGTGATGGTATACCTGACGTTTATGACGATTATCCTGACGATCCAGAAAATATAGACCGCACTGCTGATGCTGATGACGATGGTATTCCTGATTTTGAGGATGATTACCCGCTTGACCCAGAAAACATAGACAGAGTTACCGATACAGATGGGGATGGCGTACCTGATTTTGCAGATGAATACCCTGATGACCCAGATAATATAGACAAAGCAGGGTTACTAGCGGCCATAGCTGCAAATGAAAAGGCAGGTTTAAGTCGTGATGAAGCCATTAAAAAAGCAGTTGACGACCTAGCAACTAAACTTGGAAAAACTAAAGCCGAGATATTTTCAATTATAGGCTCACCTGCTTTAGAAGATGATCCAAGTACTGAAGAAGATGAGTCCGCCGGAGCCACAGGTATTTTCGCTGCTATAGGAGATGTAGGGGCGGATGTAAAATTAAATGCTACTGCTATATCTAAAGCACAGAAAGGTATTGATGACCTTATAGCATCTGGGGTAACTCGTGATGACGCTATACAAGCTATTGCAGATCAACTTGGAGTTGATGTAGGTACCTTAACTACGGCTATAGAAAAGGTAGGTGCGGGTGTAGCTTTAAACGCAGCGGCCATAGCGGGTGCGCAGACAGATATTGATGCTCTTATTGACGCAGGGTTAACTCAAGATGAAGCTATTGCAGAAATTGCTAGTGATCTAGGCATTGGCATAGATGAATTAACTACTGCTATTGCAGGTGTAAGCGATCAAGTTAGCCAGATGGAAACCGACATCTTAGCTAAGATGAAAGAATATGAAGATGCTGGTATAGATAGAAATACAGCACTTGCGCAAGCTATAGAAGATGTCGCTACTGATCTTAATACTACTAAAGCAGACATACTAACTCAGTTAGGTACCACCGAAGCAAACTTGGGTGCTAAGTTTGACGCAGGTATCGCTGATTTAAGTGGGCAGTTAGAAGATACTAGAACAGCTATACTAGAGGAAGTTGCTAAAAACGAAGCGGCTGGTATGGAGAGAGACGACGCTCTTTCAGCGGCTATTGATACTGTAGCGGGTAACCTTGATACAACTAGGCAAGAGTTATTAGACCAACTAGGCGCTACGGAAGCAACTCTTGCGAACGATATTGCAAATGTAAGTTCAGACTTAGAAGTTGTAGCTAACTACGTGGGTAAACCCGCAAATGAAGTTACTGATGCAGATATAGATTTTGTAGCAGATATTATTGCGCAACAAGAAGTACTTTCTGAGCCTTTTGTTCCCACTGATGCACAATTACAGTATGATGTTAATAATGACGGCGTAATTGACATAAACGACCAGAACATGTTAGAACAATCGTTAGCGGGACAGGATGTTAGCTTAGGTGGACAGTTTGCAGCTACTGGATTGTACGCATATAATGATCAAATAGCCGCAGATCAAGCTATAGAAGATCAACGTAGGTTTGAAGAAGAGCAAGAGTTAGCACAAGAACAAGCCATGCAAATACAGCAACAAATGGATTTAAACCAACAATTAGATAAGTTTGATCAAGGCGCTCGTGATGTGTTTGCAGCGCAAGCAGCGGAACCTACAATAGTTAACACAAAACAAATGGGTCTAGCAGATATAGGTAAAGCGTACGACTTTAATAGTATATTTAGGGATAAAGAACAAGATCAATTTTACGGTACCCCGTTTGGAGGGTTTGGCCCAGTTGCTAGAGCAAAGGGCGGTATAATTGAAGACGACACAGATAGATTAATAAGATTAATTGGAGAAGGTTAATGGGTTGGTATACAGATCTAGTAGAGGGTGCGTCAAATCTAACGGGTATTTCCTCTGATGTAATATCGGGAGCAGCTCAACTTGGGTTAGGAGCCGTGGCTAATAACTATTTTCGGCCAGACGTACCTAAAGTAGGGTACCAAGGCAAAATCCCCGATTTACAAGCAGTGCGAGAACGAGTACCTAATGTATCTCCCGAAGGTCGTAGGCCCGGAGAAGCAGGTCAACGCTACTTCTCAGACGTGCAGTATGCAAAACGTCCCGACACTAAAGCAGCCACTGTAGCTGAAGCGCAAGCAGTGGCTGAAACACAAGCAGCACAACTAGCGGAAAGAAATAATCCTACCCCTCCTACAGGTATGGCCGCAGGTGGTATTGCTTCTGCCCACAACGGATATTATTTAGGGGGCAAAACAGATGGTATGGCGGACGACGTTCCTGCACGTATTGATGGTAGTCAAGAAGCCCGTCTTAGTGATGGTGAGTTTGTTATTCCTGCTGACGTGGTTAGCCACTTAGGTAATGGTAATTCTGATGCTGGTGCAAACCAACTGCACGGCATGATGGATAACGTACGTATGGAACGTACTGGTAATCCTAAACAAGGTAAACAAATAGACCCTAACAAGTTTATGCCTAATATGGCTCAGGGCGGGATTGCACGTGCGTATAACTACGGGGGTTCTGTATACAAAAATCAAACTCCAAAGACTAATTTTGCCGCTGGAGATCCTGTAGTAAACCCCGATGCTCTAGGAGAAGTGGCAGGTACAGAGTCTTCTTTGTCTAACTGGGCGGGTGACTACGTAACTGACATGCTAGGTCAAGGTAAGGCGTTGGGTAACCAAGCTTATCAAGGCTATGAAGGCCCACTTAGCGCAGGTACAAATACAATGCAAGATCAAGCCTACGCAGGTCTTGGCGCGTTGAATGCTCCTACTGGCATGGGTGCCTATACCCCACAGACTTTCGGCGCAGAACAAGCTGAACAGTATATGAATCCTTATTTAATGCAGTCTTTAAACCCTCAACTAGAAGAAGCTAGAAGGCAGTCTGAAATAGATCGTGTAGCTAATGCAGGTCGTATGACTCAAGCAGGCGCTTTTGGTGGGTCACGTCAGGCTCTTATGGACATGGAGAATACACGTAACTTACAGTCTAACCTAGCCGACATAACAGGGCAGGGATACGCTAGCGCGTATGATAGAGCGCAACAACAGTTTAACACTGAGCAAGGTCTTGGTATGCAAGCTCAGAACGCGGCTAACCAATACGGGTTTGACGTTCTTGGAAAACAAGGAGCTGCGGGCGCAGAACAAAGAGGTATTGCATCTGAAGGTATGGCAGCAGACTACGCGCAATTTAAAGAAGAGCGTGATTACCCTTACAAGCAAGTGCAGTACATGCAGTCGTTACTACAAGGATTACCTATTGAAGCGCAAGCAACTTCGTATGTAGCGCCAAGCAAAGCAGACCAGTACACTCAAACTATGGGTCAGATGCAAGATTTATACACTCAGTTGTTTGGCGGCGGCGAGTAAAATAATTTTAGGAGACACACATGTTACAAGAAGGCGGGTTAGGCGCACAAATAAATCAAAAAGCCGATGCTTATAGGGGTAACCCAGATGCATTGCAGAAAAAAGCAAAGCTATCTGGAGACTTGATGGATGCACTCGCCCTCCAAAAAGTAATGTCCGACAAGGCAATGGCTAAACAACAACTAGCACTTAGTCAACAACAAGATGCCGGAAGCGTAGTAGAGCAGATGGAACAAAAACTAGTTGGTATGAACAAAGAAGAACTAACAGCGCAAACTGCGGGCATCATGGGTGAACGCAATAAGCAAAAACAAAAACAAATATCGGCAGCGGCACCTCCACAAAAGCCTCCTATGCAGATGGCTCAAGGTGCTCCTCAAGGACTACCTGCCGCACCTCGCTCTCCCATGCAGATGGCTCAAGGTGGGATTATTGGGTATGACGCTGGGGGACTTACAGAAATATCTGACGCCCAAGTTGTTGCGTTCTTAAAGAAAAAATATGGCGCTAACCTAACAGGTGCGCAGTTAAAATTAATGTTAAACGACCCTAAAAGAATAGCCTCTGAAAAACAATCTATGATGAAAGACGCGGCTAGGGATAGAGCGGGCGAAGAAATAACTAGAACAGACCGGACTGGTATAAGAGATAGGCAAGCTAGACAGAAAGAACTTTTAGGTTTACCTACTGTTGCCCGTGAAAAGATGTCTGAAGATACTGAAGCTCAACTTGGTACGCTGAGTGGTATAATGTCAGAAGCTAAACCTAAACCTAAACCTACTCCTTTCTCAGCGGTACCCCCGCAAGATGGCATTGCTAATATTGCTGGGCAATCTCCTGCTGTTGGTGTTCCTGTTGATCCTAACGCTCCCCCTGTTGGTGTTCCTGTTGATCCTAACGCTCCCGCTGTTGGTGTTCCTGCCGATCCTAATGCCGTTGTCCCTCCAAAACTAGACAACGCGCCTGATTTATCAGGAGTACGCGAAGCAGCGTTAAGCGATAGACTAAAACCAGAATTAGAAATTAGCAAAGGTATAGCTAGTGTAAATATGGGCGAAGAAAAACAAAAAGAACTTTCTAGACTTAGTGGGCCTGCTAGAGAAGAAATTATGGGGCCAGATGGTAAACCTACTGGAAAATTTAAAGAGTTAGGTGGGTTTAATCGTAAATCTTATGACGACCAATCATTAGCACTCCGCAAAGAAAAAGACGCTTTAGAAAAAGAGTTATTAGATCCTAGCAAAGTAAAAAAGGCCAAGTACAATAAATGGATGGAAGCTGTGCAAGGTGGAGGACTTAAAGCAGGTCGTGGAGCTTTAAATAAATTTGATACAGATCGTGAAGCTCGTAGAAGAAAAAGTTTAGAGGAACGCCAAGCATTGTTTGATAAAGATTCAGAAAGAAATATTACTACAGCTAACAACATAAATGTTGAAGCAGGTAAAGCAGTAAAGGATCTTATGTTAGCTCGTTCAGAAGCTATTAAAGTAGTAGCTACTGTAAAACAAGGAGACATAGAAAACATGCGTGCCGAAGTTAAACAACTGTATGATTCAAATCAAAACGGCATTAAAAACAGGCTTACTAACGACGCAAATATTATCCAAAAAGAACTACAAACTCTTATACAAAATCAAGCATCAGCCGCGCAGGTTATACAGTTGTTGACTAAATTTGCAGAGATGAAACGTAAGTCTATGGATACTTTTTTAGAACCGTATAAAGTAGAGTTAGGAAATTTATCTGCCGAATTATCTAAGGCAGAAAATCAAACAGAAAGAGACCGTATACAAGAAAATATAAAACAGTATACACTTATGTTTATAGAAGCTTGGGAGCTAAGTGGCAGTAATGATTTAGAAGATAAAGTTTTATCTGCGGCTGGCGTTACGGAAGGCTCTACTGTTGAAGAAGATAACATAGTTGTAGGTGCAGATACAGAAGACAGGTTAACTGAGTTGTTGGGTAAATAACGACTTTAACTTTAAATAAATAGAGACGTTATATGGCTACTCTAGCTAGAATAGAAGCTGCATTTAACCGCGCCTACGACACAGGTGACATGGAAACTGCCAAAGAACTAGGGCAGCTTATACGTGATATAAAAGCAGGGTCATATAAACCACCAGAAGAGACGCCTAAAGAACCGTTAGAGTTTCAACCTAAAAATACTAACAATGAAAACGCAGGATTCTTTGAGAACATACGCACAGGTTTTGGCTCTGGAGCTGTTGGTATGGGCGAAACATTTGCTCTTGGTGCCGCCGCTTTCTACGAAGAAGAAGAAGAGCTAAAAGCACGAGATAAAATCCGACGTACCGCCGATGCATTTCGCCCTGAAGGGGGTGACCAAGACTCATTAACCTACGGTATATCTAGTGCGCTTGGATCTGTTGCAGGTATTGCCGTCCCCGCCGCCATTGCCGCTTATTCTGCCCCTGCTGCCGCCGCTACCGCTGTAGGTACAGGTGTTGCTGGGTTACTAGGTGTAGGTGCATCTAGAGGTGAAGCTAGTGAACGTGCGCGTTTCGCGGGGGCTACTGAAGAAGAAAGAAACACGGCCATAAACTCTATACTTGTAAACGCCGCAGGTGTAGCAGAAGCCTTGCCTATGGGCAGGGTATTTAAGTCTATTGATGTACCAGTCCTAAACAAGTTTATAGATAAACTTAGCCCTGAAGCCGCTGAAGGTATTAGCGGACGACTCAAAAATGCTGCTATTACTGGCGGGTTAGAAGGTGTACAAGAAGTATCCGCTGAGATCGCACAAAACTTAACCGAACAAGAATACAATGCCCTCGCCGAAACCTTTGGGGGTGCGCGTGAAGCCTTTGGGTACGGCGCAGCGGCAGGTGCTATCCTTGATTTGTTCTTAGGTAAGAGAAAACGAGGAAGTAAACCTACTGGTGCAGATCCTCAAGAAACTGTTGTAGCGGAAGAAGAAGCTAGAGTACTTAGAGGTACAGAGCTTGGAGAAGAACAAATAGACATGTTCTCTACCGAACTCGATGCCGCAGAGAGTGCGAATAGGGGGCGTGTTGGCCCTACTGAAGAAGAAATAGTACGAGAAACCGAACGGCGCGTAGGAGAAAGAAACGAGGTTGGCGCTCCTGAACAGTTGGATATGGTAAGTCAGGTAGAGACTGAAGAGTATAACGAGTTGGAAGCCGCTGAAACTGCTAAGGCAGACCGAAGTGCATTTTTAGATGCGCAGAGAGGGGCTTTAGAAGGTGAACTAAGGCAAGAGTCAGAGTTAGAAAGTGTTACTGGCCGTGTAGAGGGCCGTGCTGTATCTGAGAGCAACGCTCGTAGAGAGTCCATACTCCAAGAAGTAATTGAAGCTAACCCTACAACTAATTACAACACGGTTAGAAACAAGTTTAGCGCCGCGTTATCTACCGAGGGTATTACAGATAACAAGGCTAATGAGCGAGAAATCCTTACCATACAAAAAGCAATTAACTTCCAAAAAGCAGAGGAAGGATCGCGCTTAACTAAAGGGGTTGACCAGAACACCGATACCTCTGCTATGGAAGCTCAAATTCCTGAGAGGCGAAGTGCAGTCGAAACTGGCGACGTTGATCCTGTTGCAAGAGAGCAAGCTACCGCAAAGGCTTTAGCAGAATTAAAAGGTATTCCTGTAGGAGAAGCTACTCAAGTAATCAAACCTAAAGCACCAGAAGGAGAAGCAGCCGCCTTACTAGCCGCTAATAATATTCCTGTTAATTTGGAAAACACACAAGGCGCTGAAGTAGGCGGTGTTTCTACAGATGCTAAAGCACTTGTAAAAAAACTAACAGGTAAAAAATTACCTACTGTTAAAGGCGCACCTAAACAAGGCCAAAGGCGTAGTGCTGTTCCAACTGGCGAAGTTTTAACGCCTACTGATACCAGTTCCGTGAAAACAGCAAGCACGTCTAAAGATGTAGATATTGTAGAGTTTGGGGTTAAATACCCTAATGCAATTCCTGAAGGCACCGAATTTACTAATCCTGCTGACGCGGATGCAATAGACGCTTTACTTACAAAAAGAATACCACGAGATGCTAAGGGCATAGAACAAACCGCACGGGATTATTTTAAAAGATTTGACCGCCCTGCTGAGGCGTATGCGTCTATAGCCTATGAGATAGCAAACGAAACCCCTGCGTACGTTACTCCAAAAAACACCCCCATATCTGAGATTGCAAAGTTTAAAGGTACTGGGGGCGTTAACACTAAAGCTACACTAGAGTGGGTAGAACAAAACCTAAGTGCTGATGCTAAGACAGAGATAGACAAGCGCATTAAAGAGAACCAAAACTTAAATAGAGCCTCAAAGAAAGATAGAGCTTCTGTAGCTAAGACTGAAAAGTTAAACGAACAAGTAGAAAAGGGAGCACCACGTAAGGTAGCTACTAAAGAGGAAGCAGAGGCGCAAAGCGAAGAGAATCAGGCGCGTATAGATGCTAGTCAAGAAGAAGACGCTATTAAACGTGGTGAGGAAAAAACAACTACAGATTCAGAAAAAGTAACCACGAAAGTTAATAAAGCTCAAAAAACTAAAGAGGACGCGGACAAGAACTTTTTAAATTTAACCAATAACCCTAAGACAGATTTTACCTCTACAGATAAAAACGGTATGTTAAGTATCACCGCTAAACGTAATAGGGTAAGAGCAAAAGAATATGCCGCAGCGGGTATTGATCCTGCTACAAGTAATGAAATACTTAACAAGGTATTTTCTAGTAGGAAAGCGGACGCCGAAGCTGTAAAGAAGGCTACCGCTAATGTAGCTAGCCGTCAAGAATCTAAAACTAAACCTAAACCTGTTACTACAAGAAAGAAAACGTTAGAAAAAATTATACCTAAGTTCTTAGGTAAAGAAGGTCTTACGCGAGAAGAGATAATTGGGGCTTACAACATTGCCGTATTAGATGCCTCTAAACCTAAAATGGTAGCCGCCGCTGAAAAATGGTTTGCCACCGCTACCCCTAAACAAGTTAGAGAAGCCGCTACACTCTACTCAGTACAAAGAATGAGTGCAAAGTCTAGCAACTTAGAGTTAGACCCTAAAGTAGTCGCAGAGTTAAATAGTGATGTGCCTACAAGCGTTACTGCGTTTATTAAGAAAAACGATATTAAAGGGGCATTGGAGGAATTACATAAGTCTTCTAGGAATAAACGAGTTAAGCAAATTATTAGGGCCTTAGCAAATAATATCGGTAGTACAAAGGTGGAACTAGTTACTAGTAAAGAACTAAGCACTAGAGGATTCTTTGCAAAAACAGATACGGGGGTACTAGTCAGTACATACGATGCCGATTCAGATACTATATTAATAAATATAGATGTTCCTTTTACTACGCACGCGTTAATACACGAAAGTGCTCATGCTGCCACTGATAAAATACTGAGTAACAAGTCACACCCTGTTACTAAACAACTTACTAAACTATATAACGATGTTAAAGGTGAGTTAGATACCGCGTACGGGTCTATGAGCTTAGAAGAATTTGTATCCGAAGCGTTTAGTAACCCTGAGTTTCAGTACAAATTAGCGTCCATTAACACTAAGGGCGAACAGATTAATTCCCTAGAAAAGTTCTTCCGTGCAGTTAGTAATTTTGTACGTAACTTAATTGGCATGGACACTATCCCTTTAGGTTCGGCTTTAGAAAGTGTAGATGCGGCTATTATATCTGTACTGTACCCTTCTCCTGACACGAGAGACGGTAGCGCACTAATTGCTATGTCTAGCCCTGACGATGTTAAACAGATACTAAAAGACATGAAAGACGTTCAAAGGTATGTGTCCTCTGGTTCTAAGAAAGAGTTTATTAAAGACGCAATTGCTTTCCTTAGTAACAATGAGATGTCTATTATAGCTAAAGATATGTTTACTAGACTCGCCAACTCTCAAATGTTAGGTGACCTTGCTAGAGATTCTGGGTTTGCTCAGTTGGGACTAGATCTACACGCGGCTTTTGAGAGCCAACGATACGCCCTACAAGAATCTCAAAAAAGAGTAAAAAATATTCTGAAAGGGTACGACGCGTGGGTAAAGGATGCAGGTATAGATGCTAAAGAAGCTTTAGACCGCATCGTATATAGCGACGAGTATGGCGCTACTATATACCAAGTAGATCCTACGTTAACTGAATCTGAAGCTAGAAAGCGATATAAAGATAAGTTTGATACTAGTGGTAACAAAGATTTATTTGATATATGGAAAAAACAACGCAAAGATTGGGACTCACTAGAGAAAAACGGTGGGCAGGATCAGTTTAATACCCAACGTAAAGCCTATAGAGATATGTACGAAGCACTCGTAAAAGTTATTAACCGGGAAATTGACGGTGCTGGAGGTAATTTATCCGCAGGGAAAAAAGCGGGTCTAAAGGCACAAATAAATGAGCGGTTAATAAAACAACGTGAGTTAGACGTTTACTTTCCCTTAGTACGTCGAGGTAGGTTTAAACTGTCGTATAAGACTACTATTACCAACAATGATGGCTCGACAAGAGTAGAGCCAGTGTTCTTAATGTTTGAAAATAGAACTGCCCGTGATAACGCAGAAAAAGAAATAGCGTCCGACCTAAGAACTGTAGGTAAACCACAGCCTTACGAGGGAGACACTGATAGGGGTAAGTTCCAACAAGTTGCTTCTGGTTCTTTTGTTTCTGAAGTATTAGACGTTTTGTCTGCTAGTGGTAAAGACGCGGACTCGCAAATGCAAGAACAAGTTATGCGCTTGTTTATTGAGTCACTCCCTGAAACGTCTTTTGCTAAATCGTTGCAAAAACGAAGTACCACAATAGGTTACGACAAAGATGTACGGGGGGCAATGCAGAACAAAGGGTTTGACTTGAGTGCTCAAACAGCGAAGATGGAATCGAGTTCTAAAATACGTGACATAGAAAAAGAAATAGACTTAGTTTATAAGGCAGGGGCACCTAAAGGAGTAGATAGTTTAGTCTTTAGCCGCATATATAAAGAATTAGGTAAACGTGCTAAGTTTGCAAAGACAGGTGCAGAAAACAAAAACGTAGAGCCATACCTACAACGGTTTAACCAAATAGCCTTTATATACACTATTGGGTTTAACGCGTCATCCGCGCTTGTTAACTTGTCTCAAATACCCATGATAGTAGGCCCGTTCTTGACAGGTAAGTTTGGGTTTGACGAAACTATGTCAGCAATGACGCAAGCGGCTAAGTTTGTGGGTGGGGCTAAATTATCTATTGACGAATACTACGATGTTAAAGAAGTCAGCACTACAAAGAATGGGGTCACTACTAGCGACAATGTATACTCGTTAAAAGAATCTGTAGAAAAAAATATACGGGAGTCTATACCGAAAAAAGCTGATGCCGATGCCAAGATAGCACAATTTAAAAGAATGGCACCTATGATTAAAGCGGCTAATGAACGAGGGCATATATACCACTCCGAAATGAAAGACATGGTAGGTGTGGACGACTTAGGGCGTGGAGGTAACAAAAATATATTTATTAAAGGGTTAGACACTACCTCTACGTGGTCGGCCATAATGTTTAGTACCGCAGAAAGGTTTAACCGTCAGACCACAATGACTATGAGTTACAACTTAGTGCTAGACAAGATGGATAACAACAAAAGGTATTATAGTGCGTTAAAAGGTAAGTTTATAGATGTACCTAGTGATTCGGAATCACGCATGTATATGGCCGCAGATGAGGCTATATACCTAACACAAGAACTTAACGGGGGTACAGTTCTTGAGACTTCATCTGGTTTTTCTCAGCAAGGTCTTGGACGTGTAGCCCTTATGTACAAGAGTCATGGTATGCAGATGTACTACACTATGGCTAAGTCAGCTAAGTTGCTTCTAGATAACAAGTTTGCAAAAGATGCCGAAGGTAAACAGTTAAGAAGCATAGCTATCCAACAATTAGCGGGCGTACATCTATCAGCGTTGTTGTTCGCGGGAGTACAAGGCGTACCGTTGTTCGGTGCAGTATCTATGTTATTTGATATATTCTTTAATGACGATGAAGAAGATGATGCACGTACTTGGACACGTAAGTACGTTGGTGAAGGTTGGTACAAAGGCCCACTTACTGAATCTCTTGGTACAGACGTGGCATCACGTATAGGACTTTCAAACCTACTATTACAGAGTAACAGGTTTAGTAAAGACCCTACAATCGAAGAGACTATTGGGTTTTACTTTGGTGGCCCTGCATTAAGCACCGCTAGAAGATTTGAACGTGCGGTTAAAGACCTCGGTGAAGGAGAGATTGAACGTGGGATTGAAAATTTAGCCCCTGCGGGATTAACTAACGCATGGCGCTCTACTGTAGGTAGGTACCAAAGAGAAGGAGGCATACGGACACGTAGGTATGACCCTATTTATGATGATATGACAGGTGGAGATTTTGCGGCACAGGCTTTAGGATTTTCTCCTGCGGAATACACACGTAGGCAAGAACAGTCTATGAGAAACAAAAAGGTTGAAGATGCCGTCATTGGTCGTAGGTCTAGGCTAACTAAAAAGTATTATGTAGCGGCTCGTATGAGTGACTACGAGGCAATGGCAGAACTTAGATTAAAAATGGTAGAGTTTAACAGGGAACATCCTTCTGCCGGAATATCCCCAGATAGTATAATGAAATCTTTAGACTCTCATATGGAAACATCCGCTAAGATGCATAACGGGGTGACTATCAATCCGTTAATGAAGTACGCTATTGATAAAAGTAACAAAGAGTACAAACGATAAAAACCCCCTGATCGCCTCGGCAACGAACAGGGGGTTAGGAGGGGCATCCAAAGCAGTGAAAGGGGAAGACACTACTTCGTCCATAATAGTATCATATAGTCCGCCAGATACGTATACCTAATTTGTCATTTTCTATGACTATTTTTATTATAACTTGCCATCTCTTACCTTTAGCTATCTTAGTAACCTGCTCTTTAGCCTTATGAGTATTTAAGCACGGCACAAAAAAAGATGCGCCTATAACCATGTTAGCCCAGTTAACTGCGATGCGAACTCCGTCGGGATGTAAGTCATCTAACATAAACACGTTACTCAGTGTACCCCCACATCTAATTTAGAACAGTCTAGAAATAAGACATGTGTTAGACCTAGTATGGTGGTCGTGCCTTTAGTGAGGCGTACCTTAGTGGTTTTACCCCCGAAGTCATCTTTCAATTCTTGTATAAACGAAGAATAGTTTATCTGTTGTTTACCACACCATGCCTTCAGAGGTTTAGGTATCAAGAAAGCATGTTTAGTATCCGTCTCGTACCTACCTACCAACCGTACCTTGGGGTCTAGTTCTGGTATTACTAACCCATCTAACCCGTTCCCTTGCGCCTTGCGTAAATCGTCAGTGCTCTTGATCTTTAGGATGCTACCCCAATGCTCGTGAATGTAATCGTTTAGCGTGTCTGCCGCTGATACATTCATTTCTGTAGTAGAGTTTTTGTTCTCTTTGAGCAGTTTAATTATGTACTTAAACAGCTTGTTCGTATCGTAGTTAACTAGTCCTAGCTTCTTAGCTATAAGAACTCCTGTTAGGGTAGCCGCCGCACCTGCTGACCAATACCTATTCTCTGCCGTAAGCCCTGCGGTGGTATCTATCTTAGACTGTACACGCGACATCAAATCCTTAACAGCATCAATATTAGCTATGATGTACTGCATATAGGGTACACAGGCATGGCCGTAAATACTAATAGCATTGGTGGCGTGTGCATCTGTTAAGTGCTTAGTCTTACTCTTATCAAACAACCTAGTAGCTTTAGTCTCCATCATCCTCTGTGCTTCTGCTTTCGGCATAGACTTGTACATACTAACGCGTTCAATTGCACTAGTGTTACCTGTGGTAACCGATAATAGACTCCAAGGTTTACCCCTCACTCGTTCAGTATTTACCCCCCCACTAGTCATACGGTTCTTCTGCTTACCACTAGATATTTGGTATATTAGGGACGATAGTTCTTCACCTTTAAGTTCAGTAAGTTCATCAATGTATACAGGTAAGTTATGGTACAACTCACACCTGTTCATCCTAGAGTTTTTAGTGTCAGCCTCTCCTAGAACTAGTGATTCAGGCTTACCCCATATAGATGCCCCCACAAACATAGCGGTAGTCTTACCAAGCCCACTCTCTTTACTATGCACATGGAAAGCCGCACAAGGGATAGGAGACAATGCCATAAGAGGTGACCCAAACCCTGTACCTACTATGTATTGGTGCAACTCAAACCCATCACGGTCATAGAAGTTAGCCATATCTTTCCACTCCTGTAGAGAACCTTTAGGTTCAAACGCAGGAAACATACCCACTGTGGGGGTAGAAGGTGGGTTGGACGTAACCCTATCAGCGTATATTTCTTGACCGCCTAGCACGAAAGACTTAAAGTCTTCCCCTGCCCAACCAAACTGCCTACGCGCTTCCGTTGCAGTAGTAGTGGCTTGTAACTCGTTTACCCATGTAGTCATGTAGTTCATTAGGTCTTCCATCCTCATAACGGCCACACCATGCATAGCCATGTTTTTACGTAACTCTTCTTTAGAAGTTACTGACGTAAGGGGTATCGTAAACTCTCTTACCCCATCTCTGGGCAGGTGCAGTCTAATGACTACCGCTTCACCCATCTCCGCATCTTGAATACGTTTAACGACATATAGGTCATTGTGGTATACCAACTTCTCATCGGGATCACCCTCGGAATCTACTGAACGTAAATAAACCCCACCGTTAGTACCCCTAAAGAATGGCTTTGGGTATGTCGGAATCACATAGGTAGTAGTAGGCGTATTAGGTATATCCAACGCAGGTACTTCCACGATGTTATCTTCTTCCGTTGCCTCTATGACGCTACTGCCCAGTACGATAGGAGACTTTACCTTACCCCAGTTAGGGCACTTGGGGCATACATCAGGGTTAAACTCATCAAAAGAAGTACACAGGTATGGGCCTTTAATAAGTTCCATCTTCTCCTTCGTATCTTCTTCGGAATAACCCTCGTGCTTCTTAGATATGTTACGTGCCGCAGAGTCAGAGTCTACACAGAACTTAGCGATAGACAGCCCTGCTCTCCACATAGGCTCACTGCAACTCTCTTGGTCTTGCCATATAGTTCGTAGCTGTTCGCACCCAGTACCCTTCTTAGTCTTAACTATGATATCTTTGAAGCTGTTTTGCTTGTTCCCCATCAACGCATCCATCACAGAATTAGAGCCTAGAGGAGCCATTCTCTTAGGAACTGGTATCATCCCACCACCAAGTAGCATAGAGAACTTATCAAAATCTACTTCGTCTGGTACGTCTGACGCTAAGAACTCTACAGGAGATGGGGGAGTAGTCTTATAGTTATGGGTAGTAGGTACGCGCAATACCCTAGCGGCATCGGCAGTGACTGCGGGATCAGCCAGTAGTTTGTGTTCACCGCATAACTTCTTTAGACGCTCTGCTACAGGTAGCCAATCATCTATACCTACCGCCTCAGATAAAAACCAGTAGGCATGTATACCTCTACCAGAGTTAACTAGCTTAGGCTTAGGTAGTGATAGCGTCTTGCAGAAACCCTGTAATGCTTTGAGGGCTTCATCTTGATTCGGGTAGTCTTTAGTTTCTCCACAATCTAAGTCTAGAAAGAAAGATTTTAGTTGTTTTACGTTATTAACTTTACGTGAATTTGATTCTTTAAATGTACTAAGTGCAAAATAAGCATCGTATCCTTTACTGTCTAGGTCACGAGCGGCATCTGCCATCTCACCTATGGAGGTGTAGAACTTCTGTATGCGTTTATCGTCTTTCGTACGGAACGAAAACAAACAATAGTACCCTTCACTCCCCAGTGTTCTCCTTAAAAAATTTTCTGTATTCATAAGCTGTACCTAATTCCGAGAGGTACCATAGCAGGGGCGTTTGCACGCCCTTTTCAGAATTTTTCCTAGCTATGGGTATGGTGTTACAAAGGGATATTATTCGTCGTCCCAATCAGCCACTATAGACGCTAGTGCATCATCAGATGCTTTAGGTGCAGGTGCTGTTTTCTTAACTACTTTTTTAGGTTCTTTAACTTTAGTAGCTTCATCATCCCCAAACAAATCATCAGATATTACTGGTGTTTCCACTGGTGCCGCAGTTACCACCTCAAATGGATTGCCACTATCTAACTCAAACCCACCCTCTACAGCACTAAACGGAGACGATGCTTCCATAGGTACGTACTTGATTACCTGTACAGCGCGTAGTCTAAGAGATACACCTGCTTCCCGCATAAAATATGGGGTAAACGTCACCGCCACATTGACAGTACTTCCAGTAGTAAGCATGAAGTCTTCAGGTAGTTTAACGCCTTTTGAGTCATACTGTACAGGCTTAAAAGTAGCGTCCTTACCGTAAGCACCTTTCAAGGATGCTTTGTGCGAGTACGTGCCATCCTCTTCTTTCTTAAATGGCATATCGAACTTCTCAGGCCATGATGCTTCTTTCTTAGTTTCATATGCTTTGACCATCTCTACGAACAGAGCCTTAGCTTGGGCTTTTGACATACGGAACCTAGTCTCGTACTTAGCCCCCTCATCGAAAGCATCACACGGTATGGTACGGTTTTCCGTGTTGTCGAACTTGTAAGTTTTATTGATACGAGGCCATAGGGCTTCGACGTTTGATACAATATATTGACTATTTGTAACGGCCATAATAATTTCCTAATCGTTTAGTTTGCGTTTAACTCGAAACCTTCAACTGCTGAGAATGGAGACACAGGTTCACTTGTTATAGGGACAGTCATAGTAATCGCCCGTAATGTATTCGGGTGGTCGATCATATTGCATACTGTCTCATATGTGTCTGCATCTAAACGGTCTACTGGTTTAAAGCAAAGTTTTGGTACAACGCTATCCTTATCAAAGTATATCTTGGTAGTGATAGCAACTATTGGGGTATCGTGTTTGGATAAGAGTCGGGCATAGTTTTGCATACCCATGTTGCCCCCTTTATCGCCCCCGAATATTGATGTGGCAGGTATCTGTAACTGATACACCTCATCGGGCTTATCCCCAAATACAACTGCTAGTCGTTGTGAGAACCGACAAGCCCTACCCCCATACTGACCTGAACCCCTAATGTTCTGGGGGCAGTCCATACAACGCATAGCTTGCCGTTGATCTTGGGGTACTTCATTATCTGGTAACTGTGTGTCAGGTGACCAACACGTAGGTACCGCAACCCTATTGGGGTCATACGCATCGCCATAGTAAGCGCGAGATACTTTAGCGGCATTAACTACCACTACTTCTATAGAATCTGAATCATCAGTGCTAACTTCTGTACCGTCAACTACGTAGTGAAACTTGCTATTACGTATGCTGATTCGACGTTGAGAGTTATCACTCATCGTTATCCAAATCCAATTCTAATTGCTCAAACTCCCCTAACTCTTCATCAAATGAGGCGGCTTCATTGGGTGACCCAACTAGGGCATTCTCAACATCGGCCACTCTAAAACGATAGGTATTACCCACCTTTATATAAGTGTTCGGGGGTATCTTGCCTTGCCTTACCCAAGCACGGATAGTAGATAGAGACACAGTAAAGTGTTTAGCTACCTGTTCAATTGGTACATATGGTACGGACATCATTTTCTCCTTACTGATACTACGTATTCTGAATCTACATTAAGACCTTTAGGTACAAGGTCGGGGTTCTCTTCTAAAAACTGTTTCATGTTCGTTTGGTTGAGTCGCTTATCAAGTAACTCAGGTGCTCCATGCTCTAATATAAACTCATGCATGTTGCTCCAATCGCTAGTCCAATACCTAGTCTTGGCAGACCTATAAAACAATCCTTCTGAAGTCTTTACACTATCAACACCCTGCTCTTTACAGTAATCAAGTAACGCTCTCTTGACCTTATCTATCTGCTCAGACAGTTTGCTATCTTCTTCTTTAAATGCCGCTGAAAGTTCTGAACGTCTATCCTTAATCTTCAAGTAGATCTTGGTTAACTGTTCAGCAGTGGACTTACCTTCCTCACTCATCGCACGCTCCTTTAGTAACGGGAAGTTAACTTTAGTGGGTTATTGTACCCTAGTCAAGTATTTCTTTATAAAGATCAATCATTTTTGTGTGTACGTTAATTCTATTGTCTAACAATGCGTAAACACGTTTCTCTGCGTGGGAACCTTGGAGCTGCACGACGGTACATTTGTGATCTTGTCCTGACCTGTGTACACGAGCGTTAGCTTGGGCATATGTTTCTAGTGAACTTGTCGGTGCCCACCACACCACTGTGTTAGCCGCAGTCAATGTAACTCCGTGTGCCGCTGACTGTGGCTGTATCACTAGTACCTTGGGATCGTCTTGTTCTTGGAAGCGTTTAAATATATCGGTGCGTCTAGGGGCAGATACATCGCCACGGATAACTTCTACGGTTATGCCATCCTCGCGTAGCTTGTTAGTTAGCATATCAATGGTGTGCTTAAAGGGTACGAACACTAATACTTTCTTACTAGACTCGTCTATAACTTCTCTTAACACCTTATAGCGTGGGGAGATATCAAATTCTAACGAGTCTCCTTTGTCGGTGTACACTGCACCTGCCGATATCTGTAGTAGTTTGTTCATGTTCACTGCGGCATTCGCGGCTGTTATCTGCTCACCTGCCGCTTGCATTACCATTCTATTCTTTAATTCTTTATAGTATTTTAGTTGCTGTCGAGTAAGGGCTACCTCTCGCTTGACGTATACCATAGGCGGTAAGTCCAAACATTCTTCCTTAGTAAATCGTATGGCAGGTTGCAGTACCCTATGCACTGTGGTCGTAGCATCTTCTTTAGGTACCCACTTAAAGTTAGTGACCTTACACATAACCTGATCACGGAAAGAACCAAAGAACCTAGGTACTCCATTAGGGTTAACAAGTTTAGCTATACCATATGCATCGGTAGGGCTTTGTGCCGCAGGGGTACCTGTCATCATCCATAGCCATGTACTTGGCCCGACTAACTTAGCTAGGGTCTTCCATCGTTTAGTCTGTGGATTCTTATAGTGAGTAGCTTCATCTACTATTATTAAGTCGAACCCTCCGTTGGCTACTGCGTCCGCTACGATCTCCACTCCGTCATAATTTATTATCACGTACTCTGCATCGCCCTCGATTATCTTCGTACGTTTCTTAGCTGAACCGTAGGCCACGTCAACCTTGCGGTGCATAGCAAAACTAAACAGATCATTTCTCCATGCCGAATCCATAATAGATAGAGGGCATACAACTAACACTCGATTGATAGCACCTTGTTTGAGTAGGTAATCAGATGCCCATATAGCACTGGCTGTCTTACCTGTACCCTGCTCGTTAAAGCAAAACGATTTACGGTTAAGTGTTAGGAAACTAGAGGTTACTTTTTGGTGATCGAATGGTGTGTACTTACCTGTCCACTTGTAATTAGATTCTATGGGGGAGGGAGCATTGATCTTCATGTTCCGCAACACCTGTGTTTCTTCTAATCCCCAGTTAACAAGTACTTGGTTGTTTGGTAATTCTCTACTCTTAGGTATCACTGAGGTAACTCTTGATGGGTTACGTAGTGTGAGTAGTAGCGCCTTGTTATCTACTATCTTCATTTGTTTCTCCGATGCGAAATAGCGTGAAGTGGGTGTCCACGTCACACGAAAAAGTTAATAGCCTTGCTTCGTTCACAGATAAGGCTAGGTCTGATTATGGGTAAACATATAAACCTGAACTGCTTTAATTTTATGCCTTAGTTAGCGGCATCATTTAAAGACGCATCAAAGTAAGCGTCTACACCATCATTTCTTATAGTTTCTACTACGGTTGGCTGACCTACTCTCTACTGTCACGCCATCCTTGTTACTACCACCTTTACTCAATGCTTTCTTATGGCTAACGTCTTTACCCTCACGCTTGTCGGCTTTGCCGTTCTTGTTAGCGTCTTTACCTTTCTTGTCCATAGCACGTCGAGCACGTTGTCTTTCCATACGCCGTTCATGTTCCTTACTACCAACAGGGGCGTTCTTTTGTTTTTTGCGATCTGCTTTATTCTTGTATGGCATTAGTTTCTCCCATTGTGCACACACTCTGTCACTATGCAGTGACGCTTACATAGCCCACTTTGGTGTGCGTTCCACACGTTATTCTTAAAGGCTTGCTCCATACGACTGTAATCTGCTAGCCACTTAGCCCATAGCTTAGACTCATCTTCTCTGCTATAGCTGTCTTTTACTAACTCGTTACATACTACAAACACTAGGCCACCCCTGACGTAATCTACTTCGGGTATATGTTTGAACACTGCTAAGGCCATCAACTCTAGCTGACCTTTATCAGCGTACCTAGTATTTTTACTTGTCTTATAGTCTACTACATAAGCTGTTTTGGTGCGTTTGTTTAGTATTATCAAGTCTGCTATACCTCTCCACCACACAGCATCGTCAAAGAATCCGCAAGGCTCAAGGTTCTCAGTAAGCCCCATCTTCATCTCGCATATCTTCTCTCCTTCCTTGGCGTTAAGCACGTCGAGTACATCTTTGCAGTACCCATACTTCTCAGGCAGTGGAGTCCCATCCCTGATATATTCTTCTGCCGCTAGGTGTACAGCAGTACCATACAACATAGCATCTGTCTCAGGTTCCTTGTAGTCCTTCGATACCTTTAGGTGGTAGAACTTCTTAGGACACTGCTCAAATGACTTAATCTTTGAGAACGACCAAGGCGCAATGCTCAATGTATTGTACCTGTAGTGATCATATCGGACACAGCAATCAGTTCTTCTATGAGTGTATGTAGCATGTCAGGGTTTAGTACTACCCTATCTGTATGCTCGTAAGACCCTTCTACTTCGCATTGCTCTATAAGTACGATGGGCTTACCTTCTTTATCTTCCCCTAAGATAACGCATAAGTAGTCACCTTTAGTCTCAGGAGTAGCTTCTTTCTTATTACTCTTAAACTTGTTTATGTCTGTTACTTTACCCATTAATCTGCTGCCTCTCCGTAAGATTCACCACTATCTGACTCACATGTAATAGGTAAGCCCTCTGCCCACAATGGGGTGGTATTCATGCAACCCTCAATAAAAGCAGTCGCTTCTTTTAACTCATCTTTTGGTACACAGCATACTACAGAATCGTGTACGGTAAGTGCTACCTTATACTTTTTAGCAATCGCTAACATCTGCTCCCCAATTATACACCTAGCTATCGCTTGGCATACATTCTCCGTAACCTTACCACCGTATATCCTAGTGCGTCCACGTCTAGTCTTGTAGCTAAACTCTGGCCCACGCTCACCTTGCTCATACCCTAAGTCGTCATAACGCATGACTAGCCCTGACGGTAATAGTATTCCCATACCCGACTGCGTTTCGACAGAGCGAACGATTCCATTCGGGCCTAGGCTTATAGTAGTACCACGAGACATCTCAACTAACATGTTCTGACAGTCACGCCATAAGGTATTAATATTCCAGTTAGCATCTCGGTATATACTGACTACCCTACGTGCTTCTTCGGCTTCCATAAAGGTACCGAATGATAGTAGTTGTTCTGCAAACCTAATCGCACCCATGCCATACCCACAACCTAGGATAGTAGTCTTACCTACAAACCGTTGCTGTTTGGTAACCTTGTCTTCGGGTATGTTGTATATTATAGCGGCCATCTTTATGTAAACATCTTCACCGTTGGCAAATGCTGATACCAGATCCTCCTGCCCTGCTAACCACGCTAACACTCGTGCCTCAATCTGTGCGGAGTCACAGTCAATCATCACGTAGCCTTCGGGGGCACGCATACTGTTCTTTAACTTCTTACCATTCACACCACGGCTAGGTAAGTTCTGAATGTTAATCTTATCATCACCTCCCCACCTACCAGTGTGCGCGGCATAGTATCTGATGGGTACGGGCATAAGCCCACGTTTGGCTATACCTATAAACCTCTCAGTACGTGATTCTTCAAGCGTACTCTTAGTACCTAGGCGTGACATCACTAACGCTTGTACACGCACATCTTTATGGTCGGCTAACGCCTTGAACCCTTCATCGTTCTTAGCGAATGCATAGGTCTGCTTACCTGTAGTAAGGCTTAACTTCATAGGGGGATTTACACCCAAGTCCCTTAGTATGTCTGCGAACTTGGGGTTACTCATAAGGTCTTTCTTTGTCACGCCTGATGCTGTTACAAGGTCTTCCTTTATCTGCTTGGTATCTTCTAGGTGGTGCTCTAGTAATCCTAAGTCCAACTCTATGATAGGCTCTATGAACATACGCAATGTGCAGTCTATTAAACGTAGTTCTCCCTTCGGAAACCCCTTACCCATACGGTTAAACAACTTATAGGTTAACTCCACATCGTTAACGCAGTAGTCACCGTACTTATCCAGTGCTTCGTCTGTAAAATCTAATCGCTTCTTACCTACGGCATCAAGTACTTCAGTACCTTTCTCTCCAAGGTTATACCGTTGTGTTAACGCGTGTAGGCTTCCTCCAACCTCAACACCGTGTAATGCACGAGCAATACAAAGAGTATCGGTATAGATACGAGGATGAACATCGAAATGCCAATTAAGAATAGCGCCATCAAACATAGTGTTGTGAGCAAGTAATATACTATTTGCCCAATCAAAAGTTTGTAAGTACTCCTTGAGTTCTTCATGTGTACCACTAGCCCACTCCGTACTTCCATTGTTAACCTTTACGCTTACACCGATCACCTCAAAGCGAGGGTCACGGATGTAAGCTTCTGTTGTAATCTTACGTAAAGAGAAATCCTTATCGTAGTAGGTTTCAAAGTCTACGGTTATTAAATCCATTTACTTATCCTGCGAATGCAGGAAAGCTATCTTTATGTCTTCATCCTTACGCAGTGCGTGATACTCAAGCTGTACCTTGGCAGAGTTAATCATCTTACCTGCTAGGTTAGCAAGTTCTGAAGCGGCCTTCACTTCTATCCCCCCTGTACGTAGGTCATCAAATACTTCCGATAAGTTTGCTCGTAGTTCGTTTACAGTCTTCATATCATTTTCCCTATTTGTCGTCGTAGTTTAAGTTGCTCTCGTTTTGCTTCTATAAGTTCTTTGGGTATATCCCTTGCTCTGAGTACACTTGATTTGCGGCGCAGACTCTGAGCAACATACCCATCTGATAGGTTGTCTCTCTGAGTCTCTTTACGGTGTTTACTTATAGCATCGCAGTTTTCCACATAGTAGGCTCTTCGGAGCATCCTGTGTTTTTCTGGGTCTTTCTCCCTGTTACGTTTCTGGCGTTGCGCTATTGCCTCCTTATTATTAGCATAGTAAGCCGCAATCCCCATTAACTCTGTTTCCCTGTGCCTCGCGTAACTTTCTCTACGCTCTTGTTTAACCTTTTCTGGGTCAGCTAACCGCATAGCCGCCCTATCGACGATGCGTTTTTTGTTACGCTTCTCCCGTTGTTCAGGATGGTCAGCCAAGTACTTCTTAGCGTATTGGCTTTTATGCTCCCGTTGTTCAGGTGTACGGTTTGTATAGACATCCTTACGTTTTTGTGCGGCTTTCTCAACCTGTTCAGGGGTACGGTTTGCGATCCACTGCCTCGCAGTTCGGTTTTTAGCCTCCTTCTGTTCGGGGGTACGAGGGGGACGGTTTACTTGATACTCCCTACTCCGTTGCCTTTCAGCCTCAACCTGTTCAGGGGTGCGGTTTGCTTTCCGCTCTCTTTCTCGTTGATTTATAACCTCCCTATGTTCAGGGGTACTACGGTATGCTTTCCTCTCCCTACGCTTTTGTAAGTCCTTCTCCTTCTGTTCAGGTGTAAGAGGGGGACGGTTTGCACGGTACTCTTTCATCCATTGCCTTCGAGCCTCAACCTGTTCAGGGGTACGGTTTGCTCTCCCCTCCCTACGCTTTTGTAAGTCCTTCTCCTTCTGTTCAGGTGTACGGTTTACTTTATACTCCCTACTCCGTTGCCTTTCAGCCTTAACCTGTTCAGGTGTACGGTTTGCTTTCCGCTCTCTCACTTGTCGATTTATAACCTCCTTCTGTTTAGGTGTCTTGGGTCTACGGGGATGCTTTGCATGGTACTCTTTAGCATACTGCCTTTCAGCCTCAACCTGTTCAGGGGGACGGCTCTCTCTACGCTTTTTGCCATACTGTTTTGCAGCCTCTCGTTGTTCAGGTGTAAGAGGGGAACGGTTCTCTCTACGTTGTCGTAGCGCCTTCTCACGCTGTTCAGGTGTAAGGTTTGCTCTCAGCTCTCTTACTCGTCGCCTATCAGCCTCCTTCTTTTCAGGGGTAAGATTAGCGCGATACTTTTTCAGGTCTTCCCTCCTATCTCTGTATGGCATACATTACCCCTCCACACTTGCTATTAACTTGTTTAAGTACCACTGCGCTTTCTTTAAGTCCTCTAAAGATTTTGACTTACGCTCGTATCTCCAAAGGTATTTCAGTGCCGCACCTTTGCAGTAACCCTTGAATGCTTCTGCACTCATGGATGCTTCTATACCGTCAATGCATTCGATGCTACCTGACGTGTAGTGGTTTGGTGAGTTCACCATATCTTCTTGCTCTATAACTATACTCTGTATGTCTTTAGCCATTTTTACGTACTCATGTCTTTCATCGTGTTTAGGTAAGCCTTGCGATACCCTATCCCAATCCTCACATGTCAAGTCAGTGATCTGTCTGCCACGTCTCTGCCACTTTTCCATTACAGTCTCCGAGTAATTCTTCTATGTCACGCATGTTGAGTTCGTTAACGACTGCGGCGACACCACCTGCTAGTGTTATGTCTGATAAGTTCTTCTCCTGTAATGCTGTTGGGGTGTTCTTGCCCGCCTTGCATTCGATACCAAAGAACTTACCTTTATAACATCCAACTATATCTGGCACGCCACTCTTACCGTATCCCCCTGTAGCAGGGAAAAAGTAGTAACAACCTAACGCCTTTAACTGTTCAACTATCTTCTTCTTTACTTTCCCTTCGGGTGTCATCGCCATCGGTTTCTTCTCCTGAGACCTGTTCCTTCTGTCGTTTCATAAACTCACGTTGCTTATCGCCAACTATTAACACGGCTCCGCGTAACGCTAGACCCAAACATACAATAAATACTGCGCCAACTACTATTTGTCCCAACATAACTACTCTCCTTATCTGTATACCCAGAAAGTGTGTTCGTCTATCCGCCTCCCCACACCTTCTACAGGTACAGTGGGTGGCGTAGGATCGCATAACATCAAAACCGCTAGACTATCTTCCAACCATTTCGGTAGCGATTCACCAAGATCATATAACCCTTCCGCCTCCGCGTCAACACAATTCATGCCTATACATGTCACCTCAATACTATTCTCGTATCCTTGTGACGTTACGCGGTAGCAATTTACTATAGAGTCAGTATCATACTCAAACGTATCATTGTGTGACATAAAATATATTCTCATCGTACCGATACCCTACTTGCGGTATGTAATCCTCATACGCGCAGATAGCCATAGTAGATAACTTACCCAACATACCTTCGGGTAGCCCATCTTCGGTAAGTGTACCGATAAAGCTATCTTTCCTAGCTTCATACCTAGACGAGGAATGAACAGTGAGAGTCACATCAAAAGTTTGCACCCCGAATTTCTGATACACACGTACGCAATACATATCCGCAGTGCAATCTTTACGTGTCTGTAGGTAATGCTTATAGGACGCATGCGCCTCTGCTAACTTGCTACTCCATTCTATATCTAAGAAAGTATGTCCGCTGTTTGCTAGATGGAATAGTTCCTTGACCACGATAGGGTTATCAACCCCCCCTTCAAAACCTACACGGAATACCTTTCTGTACAAATTATCTAGCTTGCCTCGCTCTTTCGATTCGTAGGTACTAACTGTATCGTAGCACTGGTTAGATGTAGCTTTAGCCATTTCTTGAGGCGTAAGCCGTTGCAAATACTTCTTGGCATTCTTTAAGGCAATAGCAGGGCGTATGCTGTGGCATTGTCTATGCGCATTAGACCACCCATTGTGTTTATTGTTTGACACCTTGTGAGAACTAACAACGTATTGGTACTCGTTATCCTCTGATGATTTCAACCAAATACTACCCATTGCAAAGGTATCTTCGGGCATGTACACAAACATTTGAGAGCCACTACTATCTCTAGTACGTAACTTACACCCACGAAACGCTTTCTGTATATCGGTTGCAAACGCTTTAAACTCTGGCGTTAGTACGCCTAGATCTATTTTATCTTGTAGGTAGTCACCCTTTAACTCGTCAACACGAGAAAGCTTTGCCTTGTTGTAGTTAACGTCAAGTATATAATGTTCCATTGTATTACCCCTTGTACTCGTTGAATGTTTCGTTGAACCCTGCTCTGTCGTTTATCCACGCGTTGAACTTAGTGCGAAACACCTTGGGGTCACTTGTTACACTGACGTTAACCCCCCCATTGATAGTATTACCTGTGTTGTCGTGCCAGTATCTGTTATTGTAATAACTCGCCACAGTACATAGAAACGCGTGTAGCATAGTTGTGCGTTGCTCGTGTTGACTGTCCATCAGCATGGCTCGGAACATTCCCGAAGTAGTATTGCTAGCTACTCTTTGCGCCGCCATGTTTGTATGCCAGTCCATAGTACCCTCTATGAGCGGAGCCATATTCCACACCCACTCAAGGTAAGAAACTATAGCTTCCTTGTAAGGCTCCTTCTCTTCTTTGTTTACACGCTTACGTACTACAGGTAAAGGGTGCGGATTACTTACTAACCGCCACGCACACTGAGGTGTATGTGCATCTTTGAACACTACGGTTTTGTTATTGGCCTTGGGTAGGAAGTGTCGCTCCTCCCTGTACCTAACGTACTGCTTACCACTGTCTACCACAAACGACATCCCTCTAGGCATACAGCGGTGTAGGAATGAATACCTACTGGTGTGTGCGAAGTCACCCTCCCCATTACGAAACTCTACTACGCTATTTTTGTTAGCGCCTAGCGTCCACGTAACTGCGGCCACCGCTTCAACTTGTTCGGGTGTCTGATACCAGTTGTACGTCTCGTACTTCTTATCCATTAACGTGTCACACAGTTTGTAACAGGTGGGCGATACCTTTACTATCCGCTCCCACTTACGTCTGCGATCACCTAGAGGTACTATGGTAGTACCCCTGATAGGTTTGGTGGTGTTGTATAGACGCTCGGCGTCTGCGAAACTACTGATATTAAAGTTATACATTGCCATTATATGTTCCTCGATTTAATGTGTACTGCCTTACCAACTTCAGGTAAAGCCGTTTCATGGTCTAATATTGCCCATAGAACAGGGCATGTCCAATCGCCCCAACCTCCAAACAAGTAGCCATCAGTCAGCACGATGGTCGCTTGCGGTTTGATACCTTCCTCTGCCATATACTGCGTGACACACCTAACATCAGTGCCGCCACCATCCTTGGGTTTAGTAGATGTAGTCAGTTGCTCCAACTCATGCATGTCGTATGACTCGTCACCTACCACACTGCAACCCCAGTACAACAGGCGCACCTTGTCAGGTTTTACTGTGTCACATACACCCTTGACCTCGGATAGGAACGCGGTCAACTCTAACTGACCGATAGAACCTGACGTATCAATGGCGATAACTAACTCGCCAACTTGCTCACTGATACCGCTCGGCATGACGATACCCTGACTCATCAACCTACGATTAGGGCGTGCGTATGTAGAGTAGTCACTCCCTGCGCATGTAGTCTGTACAAACTCACGCAATACCTCACGCCAATCGACTTGGGGTTGTAGTAACGCATCTAAGTCGCGGTTACCTGTACCACCCATCTTCCCTGCGGCTAATGCTCCCTGACGTATTGCCTCGTCAATATCACGCGCCAACTCACGCTTCTCCTCAGTTGATAGTGATTGCGCCCCCTCCCAATCGTGCTCATCGAAACCAGTTCCCTGACCTACTGCGGTGTTTTGTGAACCTGTGGTGTTAGAACGTACCTGTTCACCATCACCCTCTGACTCGTTATCCTGTGAGTCATTATCACCATCCTCCCCGGTCGGCTGTTCTTCTTGTTCCTTGCGTAGTATGTTGAACACCTGTGCACTGTCCATACCACGGAACCGCGCATCGACTAGCCCACCCTCTGGTAGTTTGGCGAACCCATCGCCCTTGTTATCATCGACTATCTTGATATTGATAACGTAGTCACACGCGCAGTTAGCTAGGAACGGATCAATATCATACATCCACCGCCATGTATCTAGGTGACGGTGTAGCTTGTGCCCCTCATCCTCGTGCAGTACTAACCCACGCAATTCGGCATCGGTTTGTTTCTCAACAAACGCACGCCCATACTTAACATCACGCCCATTGGTACATGCTGTAGGTATATCATCGTGTATGGTTTTCTCACCGATCATTAACACCCCTGCTAATGCTGTGTATCTGGGGTGCCCCATTATTGCTACGACTGCTTTGGACAGTCGCTCCTCTGCTGTAAGCTGTTTACCTATAGTTAACATTGTCTATCCCCTATGCTTTGTCGGCGGCGAACATGTAGTTGTTCTTCATTGCCCACGATGTGAAGTTCTTACTCTGCATAACAACAGAGCGGTGTGCGTACGTGTTGGCGCGTATGCCATTAGCGAATAGACCTTGCGCTTCCTTGTCTAGTCTCTCCATGTAGGTCACCCAGTTATCTACCCAATCACGGTTCATTGCACCTAGTGCGCGGTACACTGTCATACATACTGCTGACGTAGAGTCAGGTACTTTGGCACTAAGCGGATCGTCCTTGATAGATTGTAGTGACGGTAGTTGATCGGCTAACTTAACAAACGCCATCATGTCCATAGCGCCACGGTCACCGATAGTACCCATGAGTAAAGCTGTTAGGCTGTGATCGTCATACATATCACGTAGCTTGAGTATGTCACTCGCGGCTTCCAATGATCTTGGGGTAATGAAGTGGGCGCGTTGCTCCTTGGGGTGGAATATGTATGGGTTATCTCTTGGGTCTTTCACGTCCTCAAACCCTTGCAACACCTGTGGAAACTCACGTACAAAACCTAGCACACTGTGATCGACCTCGTTGTTGATACCCCATTCGATAAACTCCTCACTGGTAGACTTGCGTGCAGTGACTATGGTGATACGGTTGCGAGTATGTGGGGGTAACAAGTCACCTACACCCTCTGCGCTTAGGTTGGTGGTGGCAAACACAATGCTACCTTCTGGTAACTTCTTTGTACCTACCTTGTGCTCTAACATAGTAATGTTTAGGGCGTTCTTCACGGCTGTATTGGCCTTACCTAACTCATCAATGTTAATCAGTAGCTTCTTACCGTAGTGAATACCGAACTCCTCGTTGGGTAGGTATGTTACGAACCCCTCGTCGGTATTGAGTGACGGTATGCTGATGTCACCTAGGTCTTTAGTCGTACAGTCAAACATGACAGGTACGTGGTCGGGAAACTTCTCTGCTAACGTCTTTAACAGTGATGACTTACCATTACCCATGTGACCCTGTACGAGTATGGTGCGCTTGTGCCCAACCGTTGCGATAGCGTTGGCGATTTGGTCTAGTGATAGTGCGTACATTTGTTGTGTATTCATAGTTTTTACTTAGTCTCTTGGTTAAGTGTTTCAATTACGCAACCGTTATTGGTTACGATACGGTAATACGACACACGGTGAGTACGCAACGTGCGTAACCTATTGTAGTGTTTTGTGCGCTTGAAGTTACGCACACGTAGCACCGCTTGTCCTCTTATACTCATCACATATCCAACGATGGTAGTGACTTGATCGCATCATCTACTATGCGTTTGGTTTCGACGCGGAGTGATTCGCTCTCACGTAATCCATCGGGGGTGACACCGCGCAGTGCATCGTCTAGCTTGTTAGCCATACGTGTCATTTTTCCGTCACCTGTAACATTACACACGTTAAGCAGTTCTACCATGTCGATCACGTTATCGACTAGTGTGTCACGAAAGATCTTCTTCTTATCATTACCGCTGTAGTCCAGACGCTCAGACATATTGGACAAAGCCTTGTACGTGCGTTGCCACACATCGCCCATTGCTGATACCAGTTGCTTGTTGTAGTACTCACTGTAGTGGTCTGATAGTACTTGTTGTTGCTCATTGCCTATATCGACACGAAAGTCACCTGCATCTGGCAGGGGTATGTAAGATATAGTGAAGTCAAACTTACTGCGTATGGATTCCTCTGTCGGGTAGTCCTCACGTCTAAACAAGTCACCGAGTCGTGCCTGTGCGCGGCTTATCTCCCACGTATAGTTGGAACAAAACGTATCGCGCATACGATAGAACTCTGTCTGCAACCCAGTTAGTTGTGGGTGATACTTGAAGTACGCGGTCATAGGTAACAGTCGCAACCCTAGGTCAGACCACGGCATAGTCGATGCGTAGTTGATGTTGCGTGAGTTGGTGACGAACTTATGTATCGCAGTTAGTTCGTCACAGTTACCCAGTAACTTCTTATTGACTGACGCGGTGCCCTTGTCGGCTGAGTTTTGCGTAGTCACTGTAGCTGATGCCGACTTGTCTTTCTTACGGCCTGTCCAACAGCTAATCTTTAACTCTACTAGCATTGCGCTTGATCCAATGGATGGCGCGTTTACTTGAGGTGCTACGTTTACATTTTCCATGTCGTTCTCCGAGTTTGTTATACATATGTATAACATTTAGATAAACATCTGATGTGCTATGAACCCCAGTGCAACAACGCACGTGGCAATAGCGGTTAGTGTTACGCCTACGTCACGTAGTGCTAACGCATTAAGGTGTGCACGCCTCTCATACTCGTGCTTGATTCGGCATTGCTTACCGTAATCTCTCATGCTACTCATAACTCACCCCCTTGCGTTGCGTGCCAGTACTTCTTAAGGTCGGCATCTATATCGCTCACCTCATTGTTTATAAAGTGATAGAACTTCTTGGGGCGCTGTTCAAATGACTTGCGCATTTCGACTTCTATATCTTGTACGAACATGGTGTGTTCATCACGCAAGTCGTCATACCCATAGGGGACTGTCTCTTTCTCTGCGGCCATCTCTAGTGCGCAGAATGCAACGTGGTCTTTCCATTCGCTTGTCATGTCTGTATCTCCGAGTTGGTTTGTTATACATATGTATAACTTTTAGTGGCTAATCACGTGATAACAGTGAGATCGTGTGTTAACCGATAGGCGTGATTTCTCAAGCCATGTAACCATTATACGCCTTTGCCGTCTTATGTCAAATCATGGGTAGACGTGTTGTGCGGTGGCTAGGGGTGTATTGTACTCCTGTGTACTCCTGTGTACCTGTGTGTAGGTGGGTAAGTCATTGATATGTATACAATGTTACTTTGTTACCTTTCTGAGAGAATTGGACAGTAATATATTTGGTGAAAGATATTCGCGAGAGAGGGGTAACATTAGACGAAATCCTACAGACCTGTCTCTTTTTCAAAAAAAGGTACAAAGGTAACATTATAAATATATTTAATAAATAGATAAGAAAGAGCACTTCTCGATAGGCACACTCTGTCATGCATGCTTACGCTCCAACGCCATATGTCACGATACAGCACGATCTGATAATGTTACCTTTTGGTCAAAAAAAAGGTAACATTAGGGTAACATTACAAGGAAAAAGGTAACATTGTAAATGTTATACACATGTATAACTATTCATGCCCAAACGTGCTGTGAGGCGCAACGCGGAGGAGTAACTGGTATCAACGCGTTATGACGTGAGGCGCAACGCGAAGCAGGAACTGGTATCAAAATCGAGGCCAAAAAAAAGCCTCTCAATTAAGAGAGGCCATGATTGATTTGAAGATGTTAGGTTGATCACCTAACCGCCGTTCTTGTATAGTTCTGTTACGCACCAAGTCACGTCTTAACGTGTCTATGTTAAAATCCAGATCCATACCTATATCACCTGAGCGTTGGATTGTATCCAGTGCATCTATTGCCTTGTTTATATTAGCTATCATTGTTGATGGTTTCATATGCTACTCCGAGTGAGCGGGCCATCCTTGGCCCTGATTGGTTAGTGTGAAACTTGCTGAGCGAATATCTCAATCATGCCACGTAGTAACTCCCTGCTATCATTGGAGTCCTTTACTGGAGCATTGCCTTCGATGTAGCTCTGCAAGTCACGTATCTTCTTGCAGATCTTAGCATTGACCACGTTGGAATCATCGATCACCTTGTCACCAGTCTTCGGTTGCTGTGGTGCCTTGGTCTTCGCCTTGGACTGACTGGCCGCATATACCTTATCGGTACGTAATCGTATGGCATCACGTTGAGCGCTCATCTTGCGACCGATCCGTTGGATATCCTTGGTCTTGATAACCTTGTCAGCCTCGCTCAGTGACTTAACAGGTAGAGCGTGCATCTTGACAGCCTTAGCACCAAGTCCCTTGAGTATCGCACCTTTAAGGGCAGTGTATAACTCAGGGGTAGATGTTGATTCCCCAGTCTTACCATCAGGGCTAACAAAGTCAGTCCACTTCAGATCATCTGCTATCATCTGATCGGTGCACGCTTGAGCCGCTATACGACCGCGAGTCTCAATAGCTACTGACTTAGTTAATAATGATTCAGCCTCTGAAGTGAATCGCGTGGGTACTGCTTTAGCTTCGTTAATGTTTTTCATGGTGTACTACTCCGTTGATGTCAACGATCGAATGCCGTTGATGGTTCCCATGTTAACACGTTTAGGTATGTTTACAATAGATAGCCTACAAAGTTATACATATGTATAAGAAAAGGCACGTTTAGCCAGACCTCGAGGGGTACTGGGGGGGCACACACCCTTTCAACAGGACGGAGTCCCGCACCCCTGTATATTACTAATTTACACGAATTATTCGTATTTTTTTGAGTTCGGTACCCCCACCCCCCTTCTTGAGGCCGTTCCCCCCGCCTTGTTTTAGAAAGACTAGTAAAAAAAATTTTATTATGGTACAAATGCACCTCCGGTGAATAACCTGCGACTATAATATGACGATTAAAATCGAACCAGAGATTGGGGTTCCGCTATTTGATGACGATCCTGCGGTGGACTTGACTGTCCGTGCGCAAGCAGCAAGAACAACAGCCTTAGAGCTAGCAGAACACGGGTTAGAGTTGAAGCCCAATAAAGAAGATGAAGACGTGGCCGCTAAGATTACCCTAGCGTACGCTGACGACCCCGAAAAAACATCCCAAAAAGCCACACCCAAGCGAATGTCTACCCTAACACCTGCATCTTTGGTGCTAACAGGGAACATCCTCACAGAATTTGGTGCCTCAGTAGTCGAGTCTGCTGTGACAGTACGGCACCTAGTGACCAATAAGCTGATCTTAGAGACAGAGAACCCCGATCCACGCGTTCGTATCCGAGCGTTGGAGCTACTAGGTAAGATTTCAGACGTAGGGTTGTTCTCTGAGAAGTCTGAAGTGACTGTTACACACCAGTCAACGGATGATCTGAAGGCAAAACTGCGTAGGAAGCTAGAGAAGCTAGTGAACCCTGTCGAGGAGCTAGTTCTGGACGGGGAGATTATAGACTTAGACGTTGAATTGGGGATATCTGCGAGTGAGTAGAGTAGCTACGGACTTTACGCAGGGCGAAATCCAGCATATGTTGGACAATATAGACAGTTTTAGCCCCGACGAAGTGGTAGAGATAGAAAGACTGGTAGATGAGCTAGATATTAGGCGCAAAAACAAGCTAGCGTACGATGATCTGATAGAATTTTGTAAAGCCATGATGCCTGACTTCATTGTAGGTAAGCATCACCGCATTCTAGCCGACATGTTAATGGGAATTGAGCGGGGGGATAAGGATCGGGTCTGCGTAAACATCCCACCTAGGCATGGTAAGTCCCAGTTAGTGTCTATTTTCTACCCCGCGTGGTATTTAGGGCGTAACCCAGACAAAAAAGTGATGATGGTGTCGCACACAACCGATCTTGCGGTAGATTTTGGTCGTAAAGTGCGTAATATTATCGCTAGTGAGGCTTATAGGAGTATATTTCCTACGGTAAAGCTGTCCAGTGACTCTAAATCAGCAGGTCGATGGAGTACAAACGTGGGCGGAGAGTATTACGCCTGTGGTGTTGGCTCCGCACTAGCAGGTCGTGGTGCAGACTTACTCCTTATTGATGATCCACACTCTGA